TAATGTCGGTATTATTCATAAAATGTGGAAAGATTATTACGGTTATTATTATGCTGATCCAGCATCAGCATCAAATGCCCTAGCTTACAGTCGATCTGCAACTAAAAGTTTTAGCTCAGTCAATAGGACATATGGGTTGGATAATAACATTAAACAGATGGTTCCTTTTTTTAATTATATAACAATATACCAATTATCAAGACATGAATATGTAAGTTATAAATTAATAAATCCAATGATTGCAAGTTGGGGAAGTAGTAAAGTAGACTACAGTGAAGTTACTACTGGATCAGAAAACACAATGAAGGTTGGATATGAAGCAGTAGAATATGACAATGGTGTAGTGGAAGATGGTGTTGCACCAGAAAATTTTGCTATGTCTGAGTATTATGATTTGACCCCATCTCCCATAGATACGTTTGAAACATTATTAAATAGCAACTATTCATTGGAACAAATTAATGAAATTGAATTAGATTATGCAAAAAATGCGCAAATAACCGCAAATCAATACTTTCAAAGTCCTAAATATGCACAGCCTGGTATACTAACTGCTGGTCGTGTAAAAACACAAGTTGATGGTTTGCAATATGTGTCATTTCCTAAAACAGTAAAAGATCCAACTATTGCAACCCCAATAAACACAGGTAAAAAATAATATGTCATCAAACTTACCAAAATTAACAACTGAAAGTAAACAATTTTTTGATAGTACTTTTCAAAATCAAGTTTCATTTCCAGTAAATCAAATAGATGCAATAACTGGTTTTTTTGAAAAGCGCGGTTTTGATGTTGAAAGTGCCCGATCTACAACCATTGTTATATTAAATCAGGCAAGAGCGGACAATGTAAACGTATTTGAAGTAATTGATACATTAAATACATTAGATGATTCTGAATTAAATCAAATTGTAATACAAATTTTAAATGCATCAAGAGAAAAAACAAGTCTACTTGGTTATAGAATATCATCAATCGTGGACGCGTATGAATCACGGAATATTGTTATCTAATGGCTAGTAAATTTGCTAATGGAAAATTTACACCAAAGAACCCAGATAAATATATAGGGACTAAACTTCCAATTTATCGTTCTAGTTGGGAGTGGAATTTTTGTAATTTTTGTGATACACATTCTAGTGTACAAAAATGGGCAAGTGAAGCAATACGTATACCATATAAAGATCCTTTAACAGGAAAAAATACAGTATATGTTCCTGATTTCTTTATACAATATTTGGATAAAAATAATAAAATGATGGTTGAATTAATAGAAATCAAGCCAGCAAGTCAAACATTAATGGAGCGAACAGGTAAAAGTAGATATAACCAAGCACAATTCATAAAGAATCAAGCTAAATGGCAAGCTGCTTCAATTTATTGTAAACAACAAGGAATAAAGTTCAGAGTTTTGACCGAGAACGATTTGTTTCATTAACATATTTGATAACTATTATTATGAGAAAATTAGAAGAAATATTAAATTTACCAGAAACTAAATCATTAGTTAAGGAAGAAGAAAAAAAAGAAAAAAAACCTAAGAAGAGTGCACTTAGAAGTATGTCTGAATTTGATAAAATTTCAGCTGCATTGCCTCAAGTCAAAGGTCTTGGAGATATTTCTGATGAAGAATTTGATTCGTTGGCAAGACGAGCTACAGCAGCATATGATGATTTAATGGACTTGGGTATGAATGTTGAAGCAAGATATTCAAGTAGAATATTTGAAGTTGCATCAACAATGCTTAAAAATGCCATTGACGCTAAATCATCAAAAATAGATAAAAAGTTGAAAATGATAGAGTTACAACTTAAAAAGCAAAAATTAGATAACGATACTAGTCCGGATGATAATAGTGTTAATATTCCAGGTAATGGATTTATTGTTTCAGATCGGAATAGTTTGTTAGAAAAATTAAAAAATATGAAATAAGGATTATTATGAAATCATTATACGAATACATGAACGAAACTAAAAAGGTTTACGAGTTTAAAATTAAATTAGCGGGCGAATATGATAGTGCACAAGATATATTAAAAAAAGCATTTTCAAGTTTTGACTTAGATAGTTGTTCAGAAGCAACAAGAACGCCAATTCAAGAAACACTGGTAGATTTTCCATCACATAAAAATAGTAATGTTACTATATATGATATAGTACTAAATTATCCAGCAACAAGCATTCAAGTACGTGATATTGTAGCTGAAACTCTAAAAATATCACATGACTGTGTTGTCGTTAGAAACATATTTGAAGATCAAGAAGATGAAATTAATCATCAACATGATGAGAAATCTGGTGAATCACTTCTTAATAAACCGTATGAAAAATCTAATAACCAAGATTTAGTAGGGGATAAACATACATTGGCATTCCTAAAAGAATTAGGTAAATCTAAAACACAAGGTGAGCCATATAAAGGTGCTAATAATAAATTATTTACAAAAAAAGCACCAACAGAAAAAAAACAAACGAGCAAAACAACGACATCTGAAAAAGGTGTAAGTCCAGTCGGATCTAAACAAAATTTGATTGTTGACCCAGTTAAAGGAAAATAAAATGGATTTTAATAAATTATTGAAGAAAATAGCAGATCTAGATACTCCAGTGAATGAGCATAAATTTCAACAAGGAATTATAGATCGTCAAGCTCCACCAGAAGATTATGGTGACGCATATGGTCATGTTAGAACAGTTGAAGATGTATTAATTGATGTTCCACAGCATCTTAAACAAGAGTTTGGTATAGATGAGAATTCTGAATTTGATGGGGCTGATATCAAGATGTCATATTCATTTGATCATCGTGGCAATGTTGAGTTTCACGATGTTATAGCAACCACATATCCTAACGGATATGATTCATTTGACACTAGTAAAGTTGATGTTACTGACGCAGCTAATTCAAATCCTGAGTTAAAAGAATTACTGCATGATTGGATTCAACAAAATGATGTTAAGAATTATGATAATGCTGGGGATCTATATGAATCAACTGTTGAAGAATGTGCAGAATGTGATGCAAAAGCGGCTCAACACCCAGCGCAACAAGATTCAGTAAATGCTACTGTAAACATCAATGGACAAGGCGCTGGTGGAATCCGTGATTTACTTAAAATCCTTTCTAATCTTGAAGATAAAAGTGCACCATTATATCATGATGCCGAAGATGATATTTTATTAGGTGCTGATAAAGTAGCCACTGAGCCAGAATATGATGACGAAGATATCCTAGATGATGATTATGGAAATTCAGCTAAGTATAGTTCAGGACCAATAAAATATAATGTTTCGGCGGTTACAAGAACTGGTAATGATTTGGCTAGTAAAGGTCTGTCAGCTAGAAAAGAAAATGGCGGTAGTAATCCATTTTTTAATTTAGATGAATCATTATTAGGAAAATTACAAAGTTTATATACTGAAGTAAAAACTAGATAACATAATCAAATGATGCAGATATATCATCTGCATCATATCCCTTTCATGGAAGAAGTCAATTGGCAAAATTTCTAGACGGCGTAGTAACCAAAAAATCAAATATTAAAGAACACTTTACAGAAGAACATGTAAAAGATTTAATTGCATGTTCTGATCCAGAAGATGGGTATCTTTACTTTGCAAAAAATTTCTATTATATACAGCATCCTACTAAAGGAAAAATGCTATTTCAACCGTATAAATTCCAAGAAGACTTATTAAAAAGTTATCATAATTATACATTTAATATAAATATCCTTCCTCGCCAATCTGGAAAAACTACTTGTGCTGGTGTATATCTTCTATGGCACGCAATGTTTCATCCAGACCAAACAATATTAGTGGCTGCCCATAAATTCTCTGGTGCACAGGAAATAATGCAACGTATACGATATGGCTATGAATTGTGCCCTGACCATATACGTTGTGGAGTAGTAAATTATAATAAAGGTTCTATTGAATTTGATAATGGTTCAAGAATCGTCAGTACTACTACAACTGGTAACACTGGGCGAGGAATGTCAATATCTTTACTTTACAATGATGAGTTTGCGTTTGTTCCACCAAATATTGCATCAGAATTTTGGACATCAATCTCACCAACATTAGCAACTGGTGGGCGTGCTATTATTACAAGCACACCAAACAGCGATGAAGATACTTTTGCAACAATTTGGAAAGAAAGCCAATATAAATTTGATGAGTTTGGAAATGAAACAGATACTGGATTAGGTATTAATGGGTTCCATGGCTTTAGATCAGAATGGTATGATCATCCTGATAGAGATGAAGAATGGAAAAAGAAAGAAATGGGAAGAATAGGTGAAGAAGCTTTTAGACGTGAATATGGTTTAGAGTTCTTGGCCTTTGATGAAACATTAGTTAATAGTATTTTGTTATCTGAAATGGTAGGCAAGGAGCCTATCAGTAAATTGGGTGAAGTAAGATGGTATAAAAAACTAGACCCTAATTCATTATATTTGGCATCTTTAGATCCTAGTTTAGGAACTGGTGGTGATTATGCGGCAATACAAATTTTTGAATTACCAAGTTTTACACAGGTAGGTGAGTGGAGACATAACATCACACCAGTTCAACAACAAGTTAAATTATTTAGAGATATTTTAAATTATATCCGTGACGAAATTGGTCAATCAAATGCATCGCAAATATATTGGTCAACTGAAAATAATTCATTAGGTGAAGCTGCATTAATTGTTATTAAGGATTTAGGCGAGGAAACTTTTCCTGGATTATTTGTTTCAGAGCCAGTTAGAAAAGGTCATGTAAGAAAATTTAGAAAAGGTTTTAATACTACATATGGAAATAAGATAGCAGCATGTGCTAAGTTAAAATATTTAATTGAAGAAAAAAAGATGACTATTAATAGTAAATCGTTGATATCTGAACTTAAAACTTATATTGCTAACGGTGTTAGTTTTAAAGCAAAATCTGGCCAAAATGATGATTTGGTGTCTGCTTTATTGCTAATAGTCAGAATGAGTGTTATATTAGCTGAATGGGATCCACGCGTTTTTGAAACATTGAGTTCAAATGACGATGAACCAGAATGGGATGCACCTATGCCAATTTACATAACGACAAGTTATCAGAATTAGGATAAATAAGAGATGGACAATAATTTAAATAAAATAGCATTAGACTTATACGGAAAAATTCAAACTAGATTTTCTGATATTAAAATTGGTGATAAACATGGAACAGTTTTAACCAAAAAAGATGATATCCCAGAAGCTAGATTTTTTGAGTTTGAATATTTACGTGATGGAGTCTCTTTAGGAACTATTTCAATAACGTTAGATCAAGATGATGGAATATTGGTGCAGATATGCGGCGATTTAACTACAAACAAAAATAAGGCTGCATTTAGATTTTTAAGATCATTTAGACGATTTGCCAAAAATAGATTGTTAAATTTTGATGTACAACATATAGGTCAAAATAATTTACAGAAACGATATAACTTTGTGTCAACAAGGAAGGAAAAACCCATTATGGAAAATAAAATGTTTGGTACATCAAAAATTAGTTACCAAGATTTAGGAGAAACAAGATTAATCATAAAGCATAGTCAATCAGTGAACGAAACAGTAGCTGCTGGTCGTTCAATGCATATTGATAAAATTTATATTGAAAATGCAGAAGGTGAACGGTTTCGCTACCCATATAAACATTTACCTGGGGCAAGAGCTTTAGCAGAACATATAAAACACGGTGGTAATCCATATGATTTAATCGGAAAACATATTACTAGTTTGAGCGAAGAATTAAATCAACTACGAAAATTTAAAGGATATGTTTCTCGTCAAGAGCAATTATCAGAAGCAATGGGCGACATCAATGAACAAGTCGGAGATCGTATCAATGACATCAAAAAACATGTTCAAAATTTACAAAGAGAAACGTATTACAAATCTTTTGCAGATTCATACGAAGATACTGAAGAAAAAATGATTCCGGAAGATATTATGAATGATTGGGTTGATCGGTTAACCATTCGTACCTTTAATGAAGATCTAAAATCAGTATTTCCATACATATATAAATTGGTAGGCGAATCCGCTGCACCAGTTAAAGAATTATCAGTTGATGATTTATTAGACGAAGGAAGCCGTCATTCAAAACAAAATTGGTTTCCAACTTTAAATGCTGCATTAGAAGCAGAAGGATTAATTGATTTCTGGCCATTTGGACAAAACATTTCATATGGTGAAACTGCTAGAATTAACTATGAAGATGAAACAGGACATCCACGCGTGATGGTAATATATCGTAATGATACCGGCATGTACGAACGCCCAGTGCATTATGATACAAAATCTCGTCCAAGAAAACGCAAAGTATTAAATCCAGAAAAACAATTTGAGTCATTTGTTGAGGGTTTATTAAACGAGGATAAAGATGAATTATTTAGTAATAATTTAGGTGCTAGAAAACGTGCAATTGATAAACTTAATGATATTCTTTCTCGTGAATTATTAAATGGCCCAGATGGTATAACTGCAATCGCCAGTCTACAAGGAATAATTGATGATCCTGCATTTATAGAATCTCTAAGACATATTAATCCAAATTTAGATGTGCGTGCCATGATTGAAAAATATGTAAACTACCGAGATGAAGACGTGGCAATGCAATTAAATTTTGGTACTGGAGACAGTTCTGCGGTAGGTGATCAATCTTTGTCTGCTCCACCAGCACCAGCACCAGCACCAGCACCACTAGCTCCACCAGAAGCTGCATTACCACCAGAGGGCGAATTGCCGCCTCCACCAGAAGGTGAATTACCACCGCCTGCTCCAATAGCAGAAAGCTCAGATAAATTAGCTAAAATAAAAGCAAAATTTATTAAAGTTCGTGAATCTGGCGCTACATTATCTACACAATTTGCTGAAGGTATGACACTACAAGATGCCATTAGAGAATGTGGTCTGAACCCAATGGAATGTGGATTTTCTGAAGACGATAATGAGTCAAATGGAATACAAGAAGTTAGAGATTCTATAGAAGGATTCTGGAACGAAGATGGTGAGAATGGCAATGGTAATTATACTATAGGCGGCACTGCAGTAAAAGAAAAAATTAAAAAGAAGTTTCGTGGTGGTGAATATAAACATGCTACTATTGAAGACGTTAAACAAGTATTAGCTGAAATTGAAGAAGATGATCCAAGCTCGGATGTACATTCTCAAGAACATGATGACGTTATGCATTTAGCTGGTATTAAAAAACATGATGGTGATTCAAGACTTGATAAAATGACAATCATGGTTCGTGAATTACAAGTTAATGAATCTGATGATTTGGCTCAGATTAGAAAATATGCAGGATTATAAGGAATTATTATGAAAAAATATACAGAACAACAATTATCAGAATCTATAAGCTCACTTAGAGAATACATGACAATGCTCGAAGGTGGACAATTAGCTCAACAATATCCAGCGTCGTATGGAGCACAAGTTGGACAACAATGGGATAAATTAAAAAATTGGTGGAATTCTCCGAGCGCAATAGATAAGAGAACATATCCATCAAAACCAGCAAAACCATACACAATGAGTGCAGCTGATGCTGGTGAACAAGATCCAACTAAACCACAAGGTGCTGGTCAACCAACACCGCCAAAACCAGTGGTAGCTAAACCAGTTGCAAAACCAGATCCAGCAGTTCAAAAAATTCAACAAGATTTAATTGCAAAAGGATATCCATTAAAAGCTGACGGGATTATGGGTCCAAAAACTCAAAAAGCAGTAGAGTATGATAAAATAAATCAAGGTAGGCCATTGGCGCCAGCACAAGGTTCTGGTGTACCACAAGCACAACCAACACCATCTAATTTAGCACCTGCTGCATCAGCAGCAATTACTCCTAACATTCAAACACCAGTAGCTGAAACTAGAGTTTATGAAAATTCAGCTGCTGAATTAAAGTCATATATGGAAATATTATCAGAAGGTATGGTAGGTTCAGCATTGGGTGCCGCTAGTAAATACGCAAAAGCTGCATCAGCTGGATTAAAAGGTACCAAATTTACTCCACAAACAGTCGATCCTGTAACTAAAAGATTTAGTGCCATTTCACAAAGTGAAAAAAATGCACATGCGATTGGTAGAGGTATTCATGATAACCCAGATGCTGTTAAGATGGCAGGCAAGGTTGCAGGCGGTGTTGCAGGTGCAGCAGCTGGTGTTGCAACTGTAAATTCACTATTATCAGGATCTGAATGGGAAAATGGTTCAACAATCGGGGATGATTGGGGTACACACGCACCTAAAAATCCAAGTCAGCTTAATCCAAAAGTTAAAGAAGCACAACAAATTCTTATTAAATTTGGTTACTTGCCTGCTGGTGCTGATGATGGAATTATGGGGCCTGCGACAAAAAAAGCACAACAAGAGTTTAAAACTGCATATGAAACTGGCCCACAACCAGTAAATCCTACTGCTGCACCAACAATGGAACATGTTTCATATGGTGAAGCTGATAGTTTAGCAAGAATAATTCATCTAGCTGGAAGATAACAAATAAATAAAATAGTTCTTGCAATTATAAACATAATATAGTATAATGTATTATGTGAATGATTGCAAGATCAAGGCATGATTTACAAGAAGTAAACGCTGGCCGCAGAGCGTAATCTGCTGAATAGGGTATATTACAATAATTTATTACAATAAGGAAAAAACTATGGCAACACTTCAAGAAATTAGAGAAAAATTAAAACAAGCTGAACAACGAGGTTCAGATTCAAACAAATCCAATAATGGTGATAATACAAGTTATCCATTCTGGAATCTTAAAGAAGGTGGAGAATCTGTTATTAGATTCTTACCAGACGGCAATGATAAAAATACATTCTTCTGGGTAGAACGTGCAATGATTAAATTGCCTTTTGCTGGAATCAAAGGTGAAATTGATACTAAAGAAGTAGTTGTTCAAGTACCTTGCATGGAAATGTACGAAGATGGTTCAGTATGTCCGATTTTATCTGAGGTAAGACCTTGGTTTAAAGATCCAAGTTTAGAGTCAATGGCTAGAAAATATTGGAAAAAACGCAGTTTTATTTTTCAAGGTATTGTAGTAGAAGATGGTTTAGGTGAAAAAGATGCACCAGTAAATCCTATTCGTAGATTCTTAATTGGACCACAAATATTCACACTCATTAAAGCATCATTGGTTGATCCTGAATTGCTTGAATCACCAACGGATTATGTTCATGGGTTAGATTTCCGTCTAAAAAGCGGTAAAAAAGGAGAGTACGCAGATTATTCAACTTCAAGTTGGAGTCGCCGTGAAAGACCACTTAATGCAGCAGAATCTGATGCAATTGCTACTTATGGATTACAAAATTTATCATCATTCTTACCTAAAAAACCTTCAGATGTAGAACTTAAAGTTATTTCAGAAATGTTTGAAGCATCAATAAATGGCGAACCTTATGATGAGCAACGTTGGGGGCAGTACTATAAACCGGCTGGGTTTAAACCTATTAACTCTACATCTTCAACAAATACATCTTCAGATGATGTGGTACCGTTTGAGACATCTACTCAAACTAATAATGCTCAACCTGTAATTCAAGAAGCGTATGTTGCGCCAGTAGCCGCGCCAGCACCGACTGAAGCACCTGTAGCAGACGCAGCTACAGCTGGTGGTGACAGTAGAGCAGCTGATATTCTTGCAATGATTCGTAATCGCAGTAAATAATCTAAACTTAAATCATGGAATAAGTGGGGAGAAAATTCTTCCCACTCATAATACGGAGGATATACATGAAACCATTTGACTTGTCAAAATTTCGTAAAAGTATAACAAAAAGTATTGATGGAATCAGTATTGGGTTTAGTGACCCAACTGATTGGGTCAGTACTGGGTGTTATGCATTAAATTATTTAATTAGTGGTGACTTTAAAAAAGGAGTACCATTAGGTAAAGTGACTGTATTTGCTGGTGAATCAGGGTGCTTGCCTAAATCTGCTACTATAAAAATTAAAATGAAAAATGAAGAGATTACAAAAGAAGTAACAGTAGAAGAACTTAAAGAACTTTATGACAGCGGCCTATACAATATTGAAGTCGATACTCCTGACGGATATCAGTCTATCGGTAAGTGGTTTAATAAAGGTATAATGCCTCTAGTTAATATTGTTACTGAAAACTATGCGACACGCTGTGCTGAACGGCACTTATTGCAGTTAGCAGACGATTCTTGGATTTTAGCTAGTGAGTTATCAATCGGTGATAAGATTCTAACTAGAACTGGAGTTGAAGAAATCATTTTGGTGGAAAGCAACCAAGCAGAAGAATGTTATGATTTTGAAATATTACATGATAATCATCGTTATTGGGGTGATGGTATTTCAAGTCATAATAGCGGTAAAAGTTACCTATGTTCAGGCAATATGATTAAAGATGCACAAGAACAAGGTATATATGTGATTCTTATTGATAGTGAGAATGCACTTGACGAAACCTGGTTACATGCATTAGGGGTAGATACTAGCCCAGAAAAATTACTAAAAATGAACATGGCGATGATTGATGATGTTGCTAAAACTATTAGCGAATTCATGAAAGAGTATAAATCCATGCCAGAAGATGAGCGTCCTAAAATTCTGTTTGTAGTTGATTCACTGGGCATGTTATTAACTCCGACTGATGTTAATCAATTTGAAGCTGGTGATATGAAAGGTGATATGGGTAGAAAACCTAAATCATTAGCAGCACTAGTGAGAAATTGTGTTAATATGTTTGGAAGTTATAATGTTGGTATGGTGTGTACTAATCATACATACGCATCACAAGATCCATATAACCCTGATGATAAAATCAGTGGTGGTAGTATGTTTGTATACGCGTCATCTATTGTAGTTGCAATGAAGAAGTTTAAACTCAAAGAAGATGATGATGGAAACAAAACTACAACTGTAAATGGTATTCGGTCTGGATGTAAAATAATGAAAACTAGATATAATAAACCTTTTGAAGATATTGAAATTCGTATTCCGTATGAGACCGGAATGAGTCCATATAGTGGCTTGTTCGAGTTGTTAGAAAAACGTAATTTGATTACTAAAGAAGGTAATAGGTATTCATACGTTGACCTTAATGGTGAAGTTCATAAGTATTTTAGAAAAGAATGGAACCGTAATACTGATGGTATATTTGATTTAGTAATTGAAGAATTTAATAAAAAAATACCATTGGTTGAAAAACCAGAATTAGAAACAGATAATGATTTAGAGGATAATTAATGTTAAATGAGATACAAATTGGAGAAGTATGGACACTATTTGCTGATTATATTGATAAAAAACAAATAGAAGATGTTGCAGAAAGATACGTGACATTGTTAGTAGATCATGATGTAAGTGAAACAGTGTTACAACATGCGTTAGGTGTTGATGCAATTTTAGATCATGCAATCAACACATATATCGAAGATAATGTTGAAGATGATGACGATGATTACCACGACGAAGGCGATTTCTAATGAATTGGTATTCTGTGATATCTAAAGACATATCTCAGATACCAGCAGCTACTGTTTTTTATGAATCTGAATTGTTACAAGCTAAGTTAGAATGTAAAATTTCAGGAAATGTTGAAAAAGCAGTAGCCGCAATGCCAGGTATAGTTGAAAAACGATTTGGACAAATTCAAGAAATTGAAGCAATCTTAGAATATCTAAACATTGAACATCGTAGACTGCGTAGTAAACATTTTAGAAAATATCAAGAAACTTATGCAAGGGTGTTAAGTAGTCGTGATTGTGAAAAATATGTTGATGGAGAAAGTGAAATTGTTGATTTTGATTTATTAATCAATGAAATTGCATTATTAAGAAATAAATGGCTTGCTGTTTCCAAAGGTCTTGATCAAAAATCATATGCTTTGAGTAATATTGTAAGATTAAGAACTGCTGGAATGGAAGATGCATCATTATAATTATGCAATATAATAAACTTTTTATAGAAACAGTGGCAAATGAACAACTGTTAGTTATAACATTTACATATGTAACACGTATGCGCAAAATAGTAAATATGTTGAATAAAAATTTAGATGGGTTAAAAGCAACAACCTCTAAAAAAATATTCCATATACCTTTGACTGAACGGAATGTGGTAGAGGCAGTGCGATGTTTGCCGCCTCTACATTTTGATATAACTCCAAACATAATGGATTATTATAATTATATTAACTTATTTGATGAAACCTTAGAACGTGAAAAATTTTCATTAGATAATAATAAAACATTATATGTTTCAGTATATAATGAAATAGGCCCAATAGAACAAATACCAGATATTATTTTAGCGGATAGAAGTATTAGATATCAATATCATATTACTCGTGAAGAAGAACCACTAACATTAACTGAACTTATTGCTTATAGAACTGAACCTGATATCTGGATTGACTCAAATTTGTTCACAATTACTGATATTATTGATTCATTGGTTGAATTAAAAAGACTCCCATTGTTAATTGTATTTAATAAAACATTTTTATTATCAAGCAATCAAGTAGTTGAACTATTAAAACCAGCCTTTGAAAAACATTTAATAGATAATGTTGGTATTCATTTTAGAGAACCAAGTGGAAATCAACAAGGTAGAAAATTTAATAGATTAATTGTAGATTCTGATTATACTAAAATATTGGATATAGATACACAAGTCGCTGGAATTTCAGATAGCAATTTTCCTAAATTCTTTTTAAAAAATGATTGGAAACCAATGAGTATATTATCATTAAATTCACCAACAATTAAATCAGCAACATATGCAAATTGCTGTGATTTAATAATTACATATTCGCCAAATAAACCAATCATTAACCGGAACATAAAATGACAATAAAACTAACAATAGTGGACGAGGTAAAAATTAAGTTTTCTGGTCTGCCGTTGGATGCTAGGAAAAAATTGGCAGCAAAATTTAAATTTCAAGATCCAACAGCAAAGTATCGTCCATCATATAAATTGGGTAGATGGGATGGATCAATAAGCCTTTTCAGTATTGGTGGTGATGGGTATATTTCTCATTTAGAAAAAATTCTAGAAATCTTGGATTCAATGAAGGTGTATATCGATGAAATTGAAGATTTACGAAATCCTGTAAATCTAAATTTACCAAAAGTAACTGAAACATATTGGGCAGATAAAGGTATTACTTGGCCAGAAGGACATACACTGGCAGGTGAACCACTTATGATGCGTGACTATCAAGTAAATTCTGTTAATGATTTTTTAGATAATACACAATCTTTACAAGTATTAGCGACTGGTGCTGGTAAAACTGTTATTACTGCAACGCTAGCACATGTGTGTGAATCTATAGGTAGAACAATTACTATTGTTCCTAACAAAGGCTTGGTTGAACAAACATTGGAAGACTTTATAAATTGCGGTTTAGATGTGGGGGTTTACTATGGCGATAAAAAAGATTTATATAAAACTCATACCATTTGTACTTGGCAAAGTCTAAACATATTAGATAAAAAATCAAAAAATGGCGAAGCTGATATATTAACACTTGCTGAATTTTTAGAAGATGTTAAGACTGTTATAGTTGACGAATGCCATTCGGTAAAATCCGATATATTACAGAGCTTATTAACCAAAAATATATGTAATGCTCCTATACGATGGGGCTTAACTGGAACAATACCTAAATTAGAATGTGATGCAGAAAGAATATATGCTACAATCGGTCCAGTAGTCAGTCAGTTACATGCATCTACTTTACAAGATCGAGGTGTATTAGCTAAATGCCATGTTAATATAAAACAGTTATATGACTATAAAGAGTTTAGATCATATGCTGATGAAGTAGGATATCTAGTCACAAATAAAGATAGAATGACATATATTGCAAAATTAATAGCTAATATATCGTTAACTGGAAATACTTTAGTTTTAGTTAATCGTATTGACTCTGGAAACTTTTTAACAGAATCAATCGAGGATTCAGTATTTATATCTGGGTCAGTAAAGTCTAAAGCTAGAAAAGCAGAATATGATGAAATAAAAACTTCCACTAATAAAGTTATAGTTGCTACTTATGGTGTTGCTGCGGTAGGACTAAATATTCCTAGAATTTTTAATTTAATTCTGTTAGAACCTGGAAAAAGTTTTGTAAGAGTTATACAAAGTATCGGGCGTGGTATTCGTGTAGCTAAAGATAAAGACTATGTTGATATATGGGATATAACTTCAACTTGTAAATTTTCAAAAAGACATTTAACACAGCGAAAGGTTTTCTATAAAGAAGCAAATTATCCATTTACAATTGAAAAAATCGACTGGAACAAATAATGAATAAAAATACGCATACACAATTGCAACTGTTGATTAGCACTAAACTGGCAGAATTTAACAACAATAGTCGTAAAGTTATTGCATATTTAAAAATTGAAGGTTTGTGGGAAGATGTAGTATCTTTGGTTGGTAAACCATTCAACACTGATGGTGAATTATTATATAATTTTCAATATCAAAACGATAAACATTGCCCTAGTAACTTAGTAAAATTTGTTTCATTCGCAGTAGGTTACCGTTATTGTGGTTCTAAATGTGAATGCTGTATAAAATCAAAACGCAGTTCTTGTATTAACTCAAAGCAACTTCTTACTGATGAAGATAAAGCAAAAATAAATGAAAAACGCTATGAAACTAATATAGTGAAATACGGATATGACAATTATTTTAGAAGTGCTGAAAGAGTTAAACAAAGTCTGGAAACAAAGTATGCAGTGTCTAATGCCAGGGAAATACCTGGGGTTAATGATAAAATAAAAAACACATGTTTGGAAAAATATGGAGTAGATAATCCTGCAAAAAACGAGCATATAAAAACAAAAAGCAGTGCAGCATGGAAGATTAATTCGATATCTCATATGAAGAAATTAAAATCTGTATTAACAGAAAAATATGGGGTTACAAATGCTAGGGATATACCAGGGGTTAATGATAAAATAAAAAACACATGTTTGGAAAAATATGGTGTTGATAATATATTTAAATTAACTACTGCACAGAATTGCATTAAAGAAACACGTCGTGATAATTTTTATAATAATATTCCAGATAGGGTTAGCAATGTGGTTATACCATTGTTTGATGTTGCTGAATATAACGGCACAACAGAAAGGTATTGCTGGAAATGTACTACTTGCAGTCATGAGTTTGAAGACACTATAATAAATGGAAGAACTCCGATATGTAGAAAGTGTAACCCATATACGATATCAAAATTTGAAATTGATTTTCGAAATACCATGTTATCAAATTACGATGTTGAATTTAATTCAAGGAATGTTATACCTCCTCGTGAAATAGATTGTTTCTTGCCATCATATAGGTTAGCAATAGAATGCAATGGGGTATATTGGCATTCTGAAGCAAAGGGTAAAGACAAAAAATACCACGTTAACAAGACTGAACAATGTGATGAACTAGGAATACAATTATTGCATATATGGGATATAGAATGGTATAATCAACGTGATATTGTAACATCTGTAATTAATTCATATTTGAAAAAAAATAAAACATTGTATGCAAGAAAAGGTCGAATATCTATTGTATCTAATGCAGATAAAAAATTATTTTTACAAAACAACCATCTACAAGGTGATGCAGCCAGTTCAGTTAATTTAGGATTATATATTAATAATGAATTAACTGCATTGATGACTTTTGGTAAATCTAGATTCAACAAAACGATAGAGTGGGAATTAGTAAGGTATTGTCAGTTGACACATACTAATGTAGTTGGCGGAGCAAGTAAATTGTTTTTATATTTTGTGAGAAATTTTTCACCTACTACTATTATAACATATGCTGACCGAAGATGGTTTAGTGGAAATATGTATAAGCATTTAGGTTTTGAATTTTCACATAATTCTACTCCTAACTATTTTTATTTCTCGTTAAATTCACAACCATCATTAGTGAGTAGACTTAAATTTCAAAAACATAAACAGAAAGATTTATTAGCAACATTTGATCCTGCTCTTACGGAATGGGAAAACATGCAAAACAACAACTATACTAGAATATGGGACTGTGGTAATTCGGTATGGATTTATAAAATTAACAAAAAAGGATAATATGAACATATTAACAATCAATAACAAATCTTTCTCATTAAATCATTTACCAAGTGAAGTAGATGATGATACTCGCTTTGCAATTTTTGATAACTCAGTACCTGCCAATCCAGATTTTTATTTTCTTCCGCTAGTTTATGTTGAGTCATTTAATTCACCAGCAATCGTATTAAAAATCGGAGAAGATGAAGTCACTATGCCATTAGATTGGAAAATTGCAGTTGGTGATGGATCAAGTTCAACTAATATAGAACTTCTTTCAATGACTAGCTTAAATGACCGTGGATTTGATGCGTTAGTAGTAAACCCAATAACTTCATTTAGAGTTCATTTTAAAAAAATTGAAATTGTAAATTTTTATAATGATGTAAAATGGTATTTTCCTAAATTAGATAACGGTCAATTATTAGCAGTTCCAACTAGACTAGGAGAAAATCCACCATGTGCATATTTTGTAAAAGATATTTCCAGACATTGTGAACAAATTGAACTTGATAAAATATTTTAACTGTGTTATTATACTGTAAAGGAGATAATACATGAGTGAAAAAATACAATTATCAGAAAAAATAGCAGCAGTAGACTTGAATTATCGTAGTTTATGGGATGAAATGGATGAAGAACAACAAAAGACACTCAAAGGTGAATTATTTATTCTAAACAGATATATCAGCAATGTAACTAATAATAACCGTGAAATACAAGAGCATTTTGTATTAACCGTTAACGAATATTATAATAGACATTGGTTTGAACTACAAAAGCATCCAAAGTTATTATGGATGTTATTATGTATGTGTAGCTATGATAGTGAAACTGTATTCTTTCATGAATGGATAAGTAAGAGTCCTAAATCTACCAAAAAAAGTAATAATAAAAAGATTAATTTTTTAGCAGAATTATATCCAACAATGAAAATGGATGAAGTACAAATGTTAGCTGAATTAACTTCTGATAAAGAATTAAAAGTACTCGCTGAACATTATGGATTTGATAAACAAGAAATTAATAAGAAATTAAAATGACAGAAAAATTTACTTGTCAATATTGTAAAAATAAATTTACACAAGAGTCAACAATGTTTGTTCATGTTTGTGAACAAAAACGTAGGGCTCTGTCTAAAAACGAAAAACATGTTTTGTTAGGTTTTCAAACTTATAATCATTTTTTTAAAACAACACAGAACAGTTCTAAAAATAAAACATATGAAGAATTTATAAAAAGTCCATATTATAATGCATTTATAAAATTTGGAAGTTTTATGAGTAACGTAAAACCATTATATCCTGATAAATTTATTGACTATGTAGTTACAAGTGGTGCAAAGTTAGATCATTGGTGTAAGGATTCATTATATGATAAGTATGTAATAAATTTAATTAAACATGAACCAGTAGAGGTGGCATTAGAAAGAAGTATTAATCATATGTTAGAATGGGGTGATAGTAACTCAGCAGCATGGCATCATTACTTTTTATATGTAAGTATTTCAAGAGCTGCTTATGATATTAAAGATGGTAAGATAAGTCCGTGGATTATATTAAATTCTTCCAATGGTAGAGCATTACTACAAAAATTTGATGATACTCAATTAGAGCTTATCAACGCAGTAATAGAACCACAATATTGGATAAGTAAATTTAAAAAATATCCGAATGATGTGGCATTAGTTAAACAAGTAATTAAGGAATCAAAAATATGAATAACGATACATACCCAATAGACTTTGAAGTAATAGTTTCAGAAGAAAAATCTGAAGTTTATATACGATTTACTGGTTTTGAATCAGGTGAGGCTGCAAGTGATTATGCAGATCACCTTTTAACTTATTTGCCGTTAATGTTATTTGAGTCTGACGTTATTCATTAAAATGATTCAAGAAGTGTATTTGACTTATGATCAAACTAAACAACTTCCTGAAATTATAAAATGGTGTACAGAAGCATTTGGAAACGGTACTAAAAGTCGATTTAGTTTTATTAACCAATACAAGATAGGTTGGGGGTACCATAATACAGATATGTGTACCTCTATATTTTTTAGAAATGATAAATATTATAGTTGGTTCTTGATTCGATGGATGTAGATTTAGATTTTGTTGATAGAGCTGGCGCATTAAAACATTTTAAACATATTGTTGCTAGTCGTAATGAAGATGAAAAACAAATAGCACACAATACTGGTATATATGTACAAGATATTCCTCACAATCCATTAACTGGATTAAGTACACTTAATTTTAAAGAAGCTGAAAAACGTGGGTATTTTAAAATAGATTTTTTAAATGTTAACGTTTATAAAGGTATCAAAGACAATGCTCATTTATTGCAACTAATGGAGATTGAACCAATATGGGAACTACTGCTGAACGACGAGTTTACAAATCTACTCTTTCATTTGAACGGGCACGGAGATACTCTACGGAAGACCCAGCCGACTTCAGTGGAACAATTAGCTGCCGTATTAGCAATGATAAGACCGGCGAAACGTTATCTGATTGGGAAAGATTGGACTACGATTATGAAAGAAGTTTGGGAAAAACCAAATAACAATGATTATTATTACAAAAAGTCGCATGCCATAAGTTATGCAGTGGCAATTACTGTACAAATGAATTTTATTTGTGAAGAACTATTTGCTGGATCTAACTAAGTGAACTGATTTACGTTTAATAGCCGAACCAGATAAATTTACAACTGGCCCTAATAATATACTTACGTCTTTACTATTAAATGTTTTTATTATATAATTAAATGGTTTTATTTGATGTTTACAAAATATAGAAATTGGAAATTGACGGTTAGATTCCCACCACCACGCTTCTCCAATTTCTAAAAATTCTTCTTTTTCTTTTTGTGTTTTTATTAAATTGATATCATAAAAACTAGTAACATGTTGATCTTGATTTAATATGATGCCTACATATTCGGTATTACCATATTTTATTACACTTATAAATGGTAGTAATGTGTTATTATTATTTTGAGTACTTTCATTCATTAAATTACTATTCCTATGTCGTTAGTTTATTTAGCAAATCATTAATAAAAAGATATAAATACATAAAGAGGATTTATCAATGCAAAAAATAATAAGTTATCTTTATCCAAATCGAATTGAACTATTAATCGGTTTGCCTGGATTTACTGTGGAGCATACAAAAGTGTATCAAAGAACTATAAAAATTTATAATGGCATAGACAATACGATTGAGTTTGATATAAAAAATGCTGACCAAAAAAGAGTAGATTTAACTACTTTATCATCATTAGAATTAAATATAATGGATGTATCTGGTACAGCATTACCAAATAGTCCATATGTTTTATCTACTACTGCAAAAAAAGGAATCGCAGTAGTAACTATTCCACAAGCAGATTTAACTGATTTAAATAATCAATTTTTAAAATATAGTGTAAGTGCAGTTCAAAATGGATTGGATGTTATGTTATATTGTGATAGTTTATTTAATGCCGTTGGAACAATTGAACTAGTAGGAAATGCTATGCCTACATTCAGAGATGATAAAGTATACGATTCAGTTAACGGTGGTTTTACTGGTGAAATAGATTATGCTGGCAATGTAATAACACATTCAAGCGCAATACCAGTGACATTTTATGAAGCTGTACCAGCTACTTCTATGTCTTTTAATATAGATATTTCTAATTTTGTTGGTTCAATATGGTTAGAAGGTACTGAACATGATACTATTAGTATTAGCTCGTTTAGAAATGTAGAAAAATTGATGACTTACAATACAACCATTTCAGCAACAACTACTGTAGCATTTAATAATGTCGCTATTGGAAAATTCAAATACTTCCGCATTAGTTGGCAAAATAGCACTTATCATGGTGCGACTGGTAAAGTAAACACTATAACTGCAGGATAAAAATGAAAACTAAAATAATGTCTATTCCACTTACAAGAAATGGATCAATCAAATTATCATTTACTCAATCAGGTAATAACTGGATATGTTCAGTAGATGATGAAACAATTCAAGATATCGACCTGTTCTTCCAATCTGGATATTACGTACTGGATAGAGAAAAACCTATCACAATAGAAAATCAATAATTGACATTTTATTAAAATTCATTTATAATATATAAATGAACAATGAAATAATTGATATAATATTATCATATTGGAAATCACATAGTAAAACACGAGTAACAACTGGTGGATGGGTATCCGGTAATGCTGTCTGCTGTGGTGATACTCGCCAACGCGGTGGTATTATTGTTGACAATGATGTTATTAGTTATTCTTGTTTTAATTGCAACTTTAAGGCAAGCTGGCAAGTAGGGCGTATTATTAGTGGTAATATGCGTAAACTAATGCAAAATTTGGGAATTCCAGAATCTGAGATATCACAAATTTGTATAGGTGCTATTCGTCTACTAAACAGCCCAGCTGAAATCGAATATAAACATATTATTCATGATATAAAACCAGTTGAACTGCCTTCTGGGGCTAAACCAATATTAGAATTAATAGATAACTGTCCTGAAAAATTAATTCCTGTTATGGAATATCTTGCAGAAAGAAAACTATACTTGGAAGATTATCCATTTTATTGGACACCATATATTGGTTATAGCAATAGACTAATTATTCCGTTTTTTTATAAAAATCAAATAGTTGGTTATACAGCAAGAAGTATCAATAATACAACTCCAAAATATATATCTTCACAACAACCAAGCTATGTTTTTAATATAGATAAACAACGAGATGACCGGGTATTTTCAATAATATGCGAAGGTCCAATTGATGCCATAAGTATCGATGGATGTGCAATTATGGGGTCTGAAATAAAAGAAGGACAACAACATTTACTAAATCATTTACATAAAGAAATTATTCTTGTTCCAGATAGAGATAAATCTGGTATGGCATTAATCGAACAAGCTATCGAATACGGGTATTCAGTAAGTATGCCTAAATGGCCTACTGATATTAAAGATATAAATGATGCAGTAAAAAAATTAGGGCGTTTGGCCACTCTCTGGCTAATCGTAACTTCCAAAGAAACATCTCCACTAAAAATTAGAGTAAAAGCAAAGATGTGGATTAATCATAACTAAAGAGGAAAAGCATGACTATTGAAACTTACACAAACTGGGAAGAACTTGATAACGTGTTAGAACAACCATTATCTAAAGGCTCACTTACTATTTTTTCTGGTAAAACAGGGTCTGGTAAAACAAACATATTAACTAAACTAACTTCAAGTATGTTAGATAAACAAATAGTTTTTATCTCATTTGAGCTAAATCCAGAAACTATACTTAACCGTATTAGATTCTTCGTGGTAAATAAAAAATCACAAAAAGAAATTAGTAAACATGTACACGTTGAATCAAGTTTAAAATTCGGTTCAACCGTCGAAAATATTAAAGAATTTATTAATGATTATGAACGAACAGCAAAACGTAAAGTAGATATAATTATGGTCGATAACATCGATTTACTCACTGCATATAGACAAACATCGCATAATGCATCAGCATATGATCCACTAACCGGGTTTAAAAACTACTTAATGGCATATAATAAAATTGGTTTCGCTTCAACTCAAACTATGCGTGAAATAAATAATCAAGGTATTATTAATCAAAATAAACCAGCAGATAATATCTTTATTGTTGAACGGGATAGTTTGGAATACATTAGCGGAAAAGGAAAAGTATCATCTATAATTGAACTAACTACCACGGAAGAAATTATAACAGCAGATTAATAAGGAATATATGAAACAAAATGTAAATTATGATTACACTATACAAAAACTTTATATTGAAATGATGTTAGCTGATGCCGAAACTTTTGTTCGGTGTCAGACTATTTTTGATCATTCTCTTTTTGATAGGAAATTACAAACTCAAGCTGAATTTATTAATGTATATGTTGAAGAATATAATATTCTGCCTACATACGAAATTGTAAATGCAGCAACAAATGCCGATCTTAAACAACCTGAAAACTTAAAAGCAGAAAATTTTGATTGGCTTCTAAAAGAATTTGAAACATTTACTATTCATAAAGGACTGGAACGCGCAATACTAGAATCAACTGATCTTTTGGAAAAAGGTGAATACGGACCAGTCGAAGAAAAAATAAAAAATGCTCTTCAAGTTGGTCTGCAAAAAGATATTGGTACTGATTACTTTGCTGACCCTAGAGCACGACTTTTAAAAATTAAAGATAATAATGGTCAGGTTTCTTCTGGATGGAAAGACTTGGATCATCTATTATTCGGTGGGTTTAATAGAGGTGAACTTAATGTATTTTGTGCGGCATCTGGCGGTGGTAAAAGTTTATTCTTAGCTAATCTAGGTATAAACTGGGTTCAAGCTGATCTTAATGTTCTTTATATTACACTAGAGTTATCTGAAGAATTGGTCTCATTACGTTTGGATTCAATGATGACCGGCATTTCAACTAGAGAAGTATTTAAAAAAATAGATGATGTCGAACTGCAAGTTAAAATGCTCGGTAAAAAATCTGGTAGCTTTCAAGTAAAATATATGCCAAGTGGAAAAACTTCAAATGATATTCGTAGTTATATGAAAGAATACGAAGTTAAAACAGGTAAGAAAATAGATGTACTATTAGTAGATTACTTAGATCTACTAATGCCTAACGGTATGAAAATTAGTGCCGAAAACTTATACGTAAAAGATAAATATGTAAGCGAACAATTGCGAAACCTTGCAATGGAAAAACATTGTGTTCTTATTACAGCGGCACAGTTTAATCGTGGTGCAGTTGAGGAAGTAGAATTTGACCACTCACATATCTCAGGTGGTATCTCTAAAATTCAAACAGCTGATAACGTTTTTGGTATATTCACTTCAAGAGCAATGCGAGAACGTGGCAGATATCAATTACAACTTATGAAAACTCGGTCTAGTTCTGGTATAGGACAAAAACTAGATTTGGAATTTAATGTCGATACTCTAAAAATATCGTCAGTCGAAGATGAAGATGATAATGTTTCTAGACCATCAGCTGGCTCTAGTTTATTAAACTCAATCAAAAATAGAACTATTACACAAAAAAATGATGAGGAAAATCAACCTAAAGTAAAAGCAGAAGTATCTAGCTCAAAATTAAGAGAACTACTCAATAATTTACCAGACGACGATATCTAATATGAATAACCTTTATAACATATCTAAAACTCTTATAAACTATAATTGGACTACTGAACAAATTAACATGATTAATAGCATCGAATTTGATCCAGATGATAGAAGATGGCTTACCGATGCACTTATTCAATGCAATAAAAAAAATTGGTCTCTTGAACAAATAGTTAACGACTATAAATATGTTAGAAGTATCGGCAACGATGCTTCTAGTGTTAGATCATTTATTATTAGATATGGATTCGATCTAGGTGTTAAAATGTTTGAGGAAAAAGTTGCTCTTACTAAAACTCCTAAAGGTAGATATCAAAACGTTAAACGTGAAAAACCACCTGAAAATAATTGATAAATACTCATATGAAAATATTTGAAGTTATTCAACGTAAACGTCTTTGGGGTGGTCTAAACGGTAATAAAATACCCGACGATATTAAACTACTCATCGCTAAACATGTAAAAACATCAGTCAATGATAAAAAATATATCAACTTGACCCCTCACAATGCTTCAGATATTCAAAAAATTAAACCATATTGGACGACAACTAGAGAACAAATACTATGAGAATGCAAGACCTATTAAATGAATCAGCTGTCTATGATATGGGATTATCGGAAATTCTAAAAGCTCTAGATGAGGAAATTCTAAAAGAACTTACATTCCATGGATCAAGATGTACTAAAGATTGCTCCGGTCATAGAGCAGGTTGGTATTGGGCTAGACAAAAATTAGCAACTGCTGTAAACTCTCATAGCCAAAGTTTTAATAACGGTGCTGATATTAATATCATGCAACGTAGTCAAGGGAAAAATTTAGTCGGCCCTTCTATCAGAAACGATAAAGGACGATTCACTAAATTTAACCCGTCTAATAAATAATAATAAGAATTTTTAAAAACTATAATGCGTATCTCTTACATCATTGGTGTAGCCAAGATCAATTACTACTGGTCTCCCTTGGTATATACCCCAATTCTCATTACTTATAAAATCTCCTAAATCAACTCCTTGCTTCGCTAACGATGCTAACTCTCCTGCATATTCTACAAAAGTTTCCCACCCTTCTTCTCTATATCTATTGATAATTGCATCTTTGGATTCTTTACTAAATCCTGTATTATGTGACATATCAGATGCTTTCGATAATAATAAATCTAAATCTATACAACACATCATAGTACATAACGCATAATCAGTCGCTACTTCAGCTTTCTCAGTATGGATCCATACCGGCTCGTTATGCTCCATGTCATAATCAATTATCGGTATAACTATATCTAATCTACCTAAATAACCATCAGATAATAACTCAGCTTCTGCTGCATTCTGTGCCATGCCTTTTATATTATGCGCTACTTTTAATACCGTGGCTCGGCCTTCATACATAATCTCTACAGCAGTACGACTGGATCCTCTCCCTAATCTATGCGCTCTCTCTACAGCATAATCTATTCTCTTCTTATACGCAACATTCGGCGTGAATACACTCTTATCCCACTCTGGCGGTAACGGCGCTTCACTTATTATATCTCTTACTCTCATCTCTAACTTCCTCTGGTCACTGGATCTGTCAATACTATATCCGATCCTCTCATCATTAGGTTCTCACTATGCATGTCTAAATTATATCCATTCTCTAAAAAATACTTAAATAACTCATATATTCCCGGATACTCAACAGATAACTCTTCTAAATCTTGCTTGGCAAAATCTGATAACCTCTCATATCTATATATCTTTCTCATATAATTGGACATACTCGTTATCGCATTACCTACTCTCCCTTCAATAGGTCTCAACTTCTCAGTCCTTTATCTTGATAATATTACCCTTTATCTTGGGTATATGTACATTATCTTGATGACTCTTGCAAAATCGTACATACGATAAATATCCAGGATCTTCTTTAAATACTTTAAATATATAAGGATAGCCAGGCTTCTCAAATACTATCCCATAAAATCCCTGGCCTACATATCTAAATCCATACTGCGCTAAATAATCAGAAAATCTTAATAACTGATTTCGTCTCCCATGATCTAACGGACTATATCTCTCTCCTGCTTCAGGACTACTAAAAACATCTTGGGCTTTCTTATATATGGGATTATCTCTATATCCACTTAACTCATCAATTCTCATAATATCTATTATTCCTCTATATGTCTTATTTATACTGGAGAATTTTTTCAACTCTCACGGAAAAAAATTTTGGTCACGGAATTTTTTAACACAGTACTTACAGATTTTTTCAAATTCTACGGATAAAAAATGGGTCGCGCAAAAATTTATATATAAGTACTTACAGATTCAGGCACTTGTTTCTGACCACATCGACTTTATTTTGATACTATAATTAACTACTTACTTATTATTTAATTTATAATGGCCTTAAGTAATTACTTACTTACAAAAATAAGTAAAAAATTATTATAAAAAATAAGTATGGTCTTACGGATAAAAATAAGTAAAACATTATGCAATGTCAATCACTATAAAAATAATGATTGACATTGCTTTGAGTTTATGCTAAGTCTAAAAATTCTATCTCTTGTTTCATTGCTTTTATTTTCTTGATGTTATGCAATGATACAGTGCGACATATTACATTATGTTTAACCTCGTTTTTAACGCTATACACGATTGATTTATCATCAAGCAATGCCTTAGCACCACTAGGGGTCATATAGCTTGCTACAGTCATTTTATCTATGATTTTATCGTTCATTGTATAGAATGATTCGGCATTGTTATAGATAGCATACAAATATTTTTTATCTGTATCTTTTTTATTGATGGCAATGCTGAAACAATCAGCATCATGAAAGTAAGTAGCTTCTGACTTTTCGAATACAAAGTCATCTGCTATATCATTAAGTTTTTTAACAGATCTCATAACTGATTTGTAATACACCTCATAATCTTTAATGCCAGCGAATAATATAACATTAGCGTTAGTGTGTTTTTTAATACTCAACGCTTTATTTTTAGCACTCAATGCCACATCCGTAACATAAGTTACGTTCGCGAAGGTGGTACCTTTAACATTGCTTAAAAGTGATTTAACTTGTGATTCGATAGTATTAGTATTCATGATTTTAATCTCGCTCTTGTTGTTGATGTGATATATTATACGCTGATTTTAAACATTGTCAATAATTATTTTCGCTCACAAAATAAAATAAACAAACTATAAAAACAGAAACCATATTGTATAAAAATAACAATACATTGTCAACAATTATTTTTGAGATATTTTGCAGAACAAACCAAAGTCAACCTTCTTTTAGTAAATAACTCCGCCCCATGTTAAAAAAAAATTGACAAACTAGATGAAATATGATAGAAGGGGAGGGGGGGTGATATTAACTTGACAAACTGAAAAAAATATGATATAATAGAGGGGTGGTCAAGCCTGGAGTTGAACCAGGCGAGAGTATTAAAGATTGGGTAGATACTACAACCAGTAGCGGGAGGGAATCGAACCCTGATCGGGATATTTTGAGTACCCCATAACCAATCATTAAATCTGGTAGCCTCCTACCTTGACTATAATACTGCGACACCGTTTTTAAATGTAACTTGAAACTCTCCACCGCCAGGGTGAAATACTGCAAACACGTTGTCGCCGTCTTGGCGGACGCGGAGGATACCGTCGAGGCTATTACCAGGACCGCGACACCAGAATTCCATAGCGTCAGTGATGTGGTCGGCGTGTCTCCAACCTTTAGAGTTGGCGGTTAATTGAGTTGCAATTTCTTTTAAATTCATGTTAAGCTCCTGTTTTCAAAGTATGTGTATATTATACAGGACATCCATGACCTTGTCAACCATTTAATGGCCGTAATTGCATCCTATATATGCCCTTCTACCATTTATTTCAATAATAGAATCAAAGAACCCACAGCATCCGTTGGATTGAATTTCTTCATATTTATTGACTGCTTCATGGTCATCGATGAAGGCGAACCTATAATTATCGGCACATTCTAGGTCTTGCTCACCAAGCCAGTCTTTAGCTTCGTCTTCAGATTTAAAAGATGGAGTAGTAATTACTGTGTTCATAAGATTGCCCCGTAATGTGGTTGATGATTCAAAGTATGTGTATATTATACATGATTAATTTGTATTGTCAACCACTTTTTAATCATGTATACGTGTTCATGTGTATACATACTTATATATGGGCGTGTATGGGCGTGTATGGGCGTGTAATGCACTTGCTCACACACGCTTGTCTAGGCGCGTTCTGTTACAGCTAGGTTTCTGATTCCTCATCGTCTTCCTCCTCATCAAACTCATCTGCTAGATCGCTGTTAAGGCACATTGCTTCCACCTCTACCTCGCTCATCCAATATAGGATGGTTTTTAATACATAGTCCTTATCGAGGACTTCATTATCGATAAGGTCAAATAATTTGTTAGTATATGTTCTGCTCATCTTCTTGCTCCTAGTTATTCAGTATGTGTATATTATATAGGACATCCATGTCCTTGTCAACC